GCCAATTTCAGCATAGCCGTCGGTGATTGTGTCTTGGTTGAACCATTCGTGAATACGGGGGCTAACACCAAGGACGTTGTCATCACCATAGGCGATCATTGAGACGTGATCAGTGAATGAAATGTTCTTTGAAGGGGCGTTCTTGAAGAATACGTAGCGCATCGACAGGGAGTTATACATACTGTTGAGAACAGCAGTTGCCGGATTGCCAGAAGGTTGGGAGTGGTTGAGTTGGTAAACGTAGTCACCAACAATGTGTTTGGAATTAACCACATTTTCCCACAACATTCGGCGGACGATGGCGTCTTCAGGTTTGTAGTCTTCAGAGAGTGAGTACCATGATTCAATGATGTCGAGGATGTTCCAGAGAATTTCAGCGTTGAGTGAACCGTCATAGTTGGAGAAGTCACCAGCGATCATGTCATTGCCTTTGGTTTGGAGTTTCTTGGCAAGCATGCTCCATTCATAGGATTGAGCACGGATGCCAACTGCGCTTTCGTTTCGGATGCGGTGTTTCATCATATGTGCAATGAAGCACAAGAAGTATTGACGGAACACAATAATGAAGTCCATTGGTGCGGCAGCGAAAACTCTTGTTTTGCCAGCAACAACTTTCTCGAGTGGTCGGGTCTCGTCTTTCAATGTGTCGACGAAGAGGTAGGGAACCTGTTCTCCTCGTGACATGAGTGCGATTTGTTCTTCAGTGTGGGCCTTAAGTTCAAGTGCGGCGGCAGAGTCGAGTGTCCATGTGTTTTCGCCGAACCAGTGACGTTTGCCGTTACCAGCTTGGTTGATCCATGGGTATCCTGCTGATCGTGATCGGTTAATGCCTTTGATGTAGTCGTTGTCGTCTTCACCTTTAGCAGCAGTTTCGAAATCAAGAACTTTGATTTCTTCCTTGCGGACTGGGAACGTTGCCAATGTTTTGGCGTAATCTTGGGTTGCAATTTGCAATATTGTGCCGTCCAAAGCTTCAGTTGGTCCGAATTGTTTTTGGATGCCTTTGCCAAGTGGTTGAGTTATGGCAAGTGATCGGCTCATTTTTGCAGGTGCAACTTTGGTTTCCG